CAAATTTAGCACTTGCTATCTTAGCAATATTAGCAGCAGCAACAACACCAGCTAAAACAGCATAGGCTGGCCCTAGTACCGCACCTACAACTGGAACTGCTGCACCCGTTATTGTTGCCGATTTACCAATATATCGTAAAGTTGACGATAAAGAATTTTATGTAGTTTATAAGAAACCAACGATAATGCAAATTGCACAAAAGTACGGTGCTGAAAATAGAAACAAATTAATTAAATTAACTCACGATACTGATTTAATTAGTAAAGATGTTTTTGTTTTCGAATCATTTGTTAGTGATGTAACTCGTGGAATATCTCAACCTAAAGGTTTTGACTTACCCGATGGTACATGGTTTGTATCTATGAAAATAAACAATCCCGAAATTTGGGCTAAGGCTAAGAGTGGCGAAATTAAAGGTATTTCATTAGAAGGCTTTTTTGATTTAGAACAAACAGCTACTTTATCAGATAACGAAGTTAAAGCCATCATACAAAATATTTTGTAAAAAGCAAATAAAAAGGTATATTATTAATATAAACTAAAAAACATTTAAATGGGTTATAGAGAAGAGTTCACAGAATTACTAGGAGTTGACTTAGTAGCAAAGGTTAAAGCCTTAGCATTAAAATTTTCAAGTGAAACAGTTGTAGAAGCTCCAGTAGAAGCTCCGACTGCAGAAGTTAAATTAGAAGACGTTATGTTAAAAGATGGCAACGTGTTACAAGTTGAAAAAATGGAAGTTGGTGCAATGGCTAACATGGTTACTCCTGATGGCGTTATGCCTGCAGCTGATGGCGAATACGTTGCTGAAGACGGAACTGTTATTACTGTTATGGGTGGCTTAATTGCTGAAATTGCTACTGCTGCTGAAGAAGCTACAGAAGTTGAAGAAGCTCCAATCGTTGCTGGTATCAATTCACAATTAGAAGCGGTTACAAAACGTTTATCTGAAATTGAGGCTAAATTTTCAGCTCAAACAATTGAATTAAACGAAACAAAAAAAGGTTTAGGTGTTGCTTTGTCAAGTGTTGAAAAATTAACAAAACAACCAGTTGCAATTTCTTTAGAAAAACAAAAACCAAGTTCTAAAAGAATTGAAGAGATGACAGAATTAGAAAAATTCAGAGCTTATAAATCTAAATAATCATGGCTAAAGTTATAATAGATACTAAAGAACAATTCTTTGTTAATCCATTTCATTTTGGAATTAACTACGATATGTTTTTAGATGCCTTAAAAGGCAAGACAGTAAAAGAATATTGTAAATCTAATTTAACCGATGAACAAATTGAATGGTTAGAAAACGATTTGAAACATTACACAGAAAATAAAAAAAATAAATAAACAATTAAAAACAAAATAAAAACATGGCAATAGCTTATTCAACAGCAACAGAACCCAAAGCGGTTATTGAAGCAATCTTAGAAGAAGTATTATTTGAAAACAATACCATTAAAGACGGTTATGTTACATTTAACTCTGATATCAAAGCAGGTACAATTATCACAGATGAATCAATGTCAGTAACTGCTCAGTTGTATACTGGTGCTGCTTTGACAAGTTCAGGAACTATCACTTTAGTTGACCGTACAATTGTACCAACTAAATTAGAGTACAAACAAACATTTTTACAAGATGCTTTACGTTCATCTCGTTTTAAACGTAGCATGAAACCAGGTGCTTTCAACATTGAAAGTTCTGAATTTGCATCTACTGTTTTAGCGAAATATGGTCCTAATGTTTCTGAAGATTCTGAAAAGATTTTTTGGGGTGGAATTACTGCAGCTACACAAACTGCTATTGCTGGTTTAACTCCTGGTGCAGGTCAAGGTTCTATTACTGCTGCTACACAAACTGCTATCGCTGCTTTAACTCCAGGTTTAGTTGACGGTGTATTTGCTAAAGCAATTTATGATAACGCTGCAATCGGTGGTTATATCAAGGTAACCGGAACAACGGTAACTAGCTCAAATATTGCATCGCAATGCGCCCTTATTTATGCTGCAATCAAACCTGAAGTTTTAGCTAGTACTTCTAATCCTCCAGTTATTGCATGTCCACGTGCTTGGCGTCAATTAGCTCGTATTGCTAACAATGCAGTAGGTGCTTCACAACAAATTAACTTTAGCTTTGACTCTGACAGAGCAGATGCTAAATGTTTTTATAACGGTGTTGAAATGTTATTCGTTCCAACTCCTAATAACTTAATGGCTTATTCTTACCAAAAATCTGCAGTGTCTTGGAATACTGATTTAGTTGATGACGTTAATCGTTTTGAAACTGGATTAGTTGTTAATGACGGAGATACACAATTTGTAAGAGCTATCTACACTTTAGCTGCAAATGTTGGTCAAGCTACTAACGGAGTTCTTTACGGAGGATAAAATAAAGGAGGGGTTATTAATTTAACCCCTCTTAATATTAATTTTTAAAAATATAAAAACATGTCGTGTCCACTTACACAAAATTATGTTAATAAAGATTGTAAATCAGTAGCAGGTGTAAAGAAATTTTATATCACTCCATTTGCAAATTTATTAACCACTACAGTAGTAGCAAATGTTATCACTGTAATTACAAAAACATTAGCTTGGAATACATACGCTCAAGAAAGTGAAATCGCTAATTGGGATTACACAGGTACTGGTTCTTTAGCTAATGGAACTTATGCTTATGATTTTAATGTAACCATGAAATGTATGGGTTTAAATACATTAGATAGTCAAGAATTTGAAACGTTACTTAAAAACAAATTGGTATTAATTGCTGAAATGGAAAACGGGGACTTTTGGATGTTAGGTAAAGATTATGGATGCTCAGTTGATAACACTAAGTTTGAAACAGGAACTGCATTCGGCGACTTTATCGGTAGTACAATTGCTATCAAAGGACGTTCTAATACTTCAATGTTAAAAGTTGATCCAACAATTATCGCAGGTTTATTAACTGTTTAATAGTTTAAATTATTTGTTTAAAGAAAGCCTATCATTTATTTGTTAGGCTTTTTTTGTAAATTATTAAAAAAAGTTTATATTAATATAGTGATATTAATAAACGAAAATACAAGCAATACAGTAATATTAACGTTATCTGAAAAGACAACTTTAATTAATGTTAATTATTTATTTGAAGTTTATAATGATATGACAAACATTTATAAATACTTTATAGCTCAGGATGTAAGTGGTAATAAAGGGCGTTTTAATGAATTTAATATTATTGAAAGCACAATGGAAAATCTTTTAGGTGGTCGCATTAATTTAATTACTGAGGGATTTTATAAATACAATGTTTACGAACAAGCAAGTCCAACTAATTTGAATCCGTTATTGGCTTTGAATTTAATTGACAAAGGAAAACTAAAATTTGTTAAGGCATCAACTAGTAATGTTGTGTACACTGGCAATCAAATTAATTATGTAGAATATGGCGGATAAGTTTCAATTTACCGATAATAATAAAATGGCATTGCTAAATATGAAAGCGATGCAAAAATTAGTATTTATTGAAGATGCTAGAAATGGATGGGTTAAATATGGTAAAGATAATTTATACCCTCAAGAAATAATAAGACTGTTTAATGAACATCCAGAACACAGAGCTATCATTAATCGTAAGGCTCGTTACATTTGGGGCAATGGATTAAAGGCGGTTAAAACTGAAGACGAAGTTAAAGTAAATGCTTTTATTGATTCATTTAATCGTTTTGAAACACTTAACCAAGTTGGTAAAAAAATAACTCCAAATACTGAATTGTTTAATGGATGTTACATTGAAGTAATAACCGATTTAAACGGATTACCTATTGAATTTTATTTATTGAATAGTGCTAATTGTCGTATCTCTGAAGACCAAAATACATTATTTTTTAGTAAGAATTGGAATAAGAATACACGAAGTAATGATATTCAAACAATAGAAAAATATACTAAAGGTGTTGAAGCTGGAACTTATTTTATTGAGTTTAAATATTACACTCCTTCAGCTACTTATTTAGAAAGTGTTTATCCTAATCCTAATTATCAAGGTATTATTGAAGACATTAATACTGATGTTGATATTAGTACATTCAATAAGAATTATGTAGCTAGTGGATTTAGTGTTGGTACTATTATTAACTTTTATAATGGTACTCCTACTGATAGTGAGAAAGCAGATATTAATAATCGTTTCAAAGGAACTTATACAGGCGAAACAGGGCAAAATACAATGATTACATTCAATGATAGGGACGATAAAGCACCCGACGTTGTAACCATTGGAGTTGATGAATTAGCAGTTAAATTTGAATTTACTTCTAAACGTGCTTTAAAGAAAATATTTGCAGGTCATGAAATGGCTAGTGAATTATTTAATATTAAATTTGATGATAGTTTTTTAAGTGGTTCGCCTGACTTAATTACTTTGCAAAATTTATTTGTTAAAGGTTATGTTGAACCTAGACAAAATGATTTATTAGAATTTTTATCTTATTTATCTTATTTAAAAACAGGAGAATATTTAGAAATGATGTTTGAGCCTATTAGTTTAATTGGTGCGGATTTATCTAACGATGCTGATTTAAGTGTAGATGAACGTCGTATATTAAAAGGTTATCCAGCATTAACAGCTCCAAAATTAGGAATTGATGGGCAACCATTACCAATACAAGCGGCCACAAATGATACATTAACTAATTTAACAGGTCGCCAATTACAAGGCTTATTAAGAATAGTATCTAAATATGATAATGATAAAATAAATAAAGAAGCTGCGATATTAACAATGATGCAAGGCTTTAGTTTAACTCGTGAAGATGCTTTGACTTTCTTAGATGAGAACGATGCTGAGGTTACTCCAATTACTAAAATGTCAAGTCAAGTTGATAATGTTTTAATGCAATTAGAAAATGTAGGAACTATTGAAGACCCAAATACTTATATTGTTTTAAAACGTGAGAAAGTAAATTTTAAAAGTTCAAATG